AATATTCTTTTAAAATCAAACTATAACTAACTAAACGGTACTATCTTTTACCCCATCATTGCGCGGTTCGCGTCTCCTCAGAGGTTAATGGTTGTAACTTAAACAAACAAAAGGATAGTCAAAGGGTATATAAAACCCTTAAATATGGCATAAAACGCCCTAACTCCACTAGACGCAAATTTGAAAATATCTAATAGACGTTATTTGGCGACTCACGTGTCCCAATCCATTCACCCAGGTACTCCTGATCCAGTTCATCCCACATAGCTAAAGAAATTCCTTTAATACGTGCCTGCTTTATAGATCGCAAGAGCTCCTCTCGAAAGTTGTTATAAAATTTGTTACCGTAATGATAAGCAAATTTACATGCATCTTCTAAATTTAAACTAAGTTGTTCTTCTTTATCAAGGGCGCATGTTACCCAATTCACCAATTCATAGATTGTATCGACATCAATTGGTGCGAGCATTATATCCGGAAATTTTGGATGATGTGCAAAATGTCGCTTCAAAAAGGTTAAACTAGTTAAACTTTCATAACGACTTATGACCCCTCCCTTATTTGCCGGCGTGCATTTTATTCCGAAAAGACGGAGCTGTTCAATTATTGATTGGCGATTAAACACCTGTAGCACTTCAAGATTGGTGGTTACAAATCCATCATCACCAAAAATAGAGTCAGCAACATATTTATTGTAGGCCCTCATTGAACACATTTCCTTTCTACCAGCCTTGCGCCAGAGAATTCTCCACATTATTCTCAGATATAGCGCATGAATTATTGTATTCAGGATAGCAGTTATATTAGTTCCTGATGGAACACCTATATCCTTCTGAAACATAAACTCACCCACCATACTGCGAGTGTGAATCATCTCCTCCAGGAGAGTATCCCTTACAAAGGCTGCTTCCTCTCCGTCATTATACCACATGGACGCTATTTTTCCCATTTGGGCGATTGCCAGGGCTAGGGCCGTAGCATCAAACGTTTCAAAATCTACATCGAAACCATTTTCACCCATTCGTCTATGTCTATTAAACAATTGCGTCCACTCTGGTCCAT